TATTAGTGCTCTTTCACCGTCTAGTATAACTTTGTCGCCTTCTTTGAATGCTGGATTCATTTTGAAAGCCATGCCCTTTGCTATTTTAGTTGCATAATCTTTAAACATTAGTGTTACAACTAATGCAACTAATGCTGCAATAAAAGGTGTTGCTAATTCTGCTAATTCAAGTCCTACGCCTCCTGCACTCATTATTTCATTTTCCACGTTTCTTCTCCAATGCTTTTAGTCTAGCATCTAGCTCAGGCCAAACTTCAAATTCATATAATTCTTTTGGAGGGTGACTATTAGTCTCTAGTTCACGTATACGTGCTTCTAGATCATCAATTTTTTTAGTTACTTTTGGATATCTTTTGCGCCATGCCTCTGGATCGTCTTGAAGGAAGTCCCAACCAAAACGATCTACTAGACTATCTAGTAGTGCATCAAATTTAGACATTAAGTATAATGCTGCGTGTGTGTTTCTAAACCACGCTAAAAATGCTGCGCCCAACAGCGATCCAGCTATTGCTGTGTAAATCCACAGCGTATCGCCGAACATACGACTAATCATTTCCATTAGCTACCCTCCGCTAATGTATTTATTCCTATTTTTGTAAAACTTCGTTACCTATTACAACTCTGTCTATAGCAGTTTTGTGGAATATTTCCCATGCGTTACTTTTATATCCTGCAATGGGTTTTGTATTGACATTTAAACTTGTGTTTAACAGCATAGGTATTCCTGTTAGCTTTCTAAATTCTTCTATAAGTTCAGCATACAGTAAATTTTCATTACCTACAGTTTGTATACGACAAGTACCGTCTATGTGTGTAATTGGTTTAAATTTTTGTTTATCTCTAACTTTTTGAACATAAAGCATGTAAGGACTAGGTTCATCCCATTCAAAATATTCATTTGTATAATCAAGCAATATTGATGCACCGAAAGGTCTATATGGTTCTCTAAATTTAACTTTGTTATTAATTATATCTTTTCCGTCTTTAACACTAGGGTTCATTAAAACTGATCTATTTCCTAGTGCCCTTGGACCTATTTCACCTTTGCCTTGATACCAGCCTACAATTTCTCCTCTAGCAAGTCTTTCTGCTGTTTCTTTAATAGTTTTAGAACTTGCAACCGTGTTAGGTTCTTGATCATCTTGCCAAAATGGGAATCCGTCAGTATCAAAAGGTTCAGCATCGTATATTTGTCTTAATACTTCTATACATCCTAAACTTAATCCATCGTCTGGAGAATGCGGAGGTATATGAATATTAGGAATAACTTCTTTAATTTTAGTATTAATAACTGTATTTTGTGCGATTCCGCCTGAATATGTAATTATTTCGTCCGGATTACAAAATTTTAAAAAATAGTTAGGATAAATTTTTTCTAAATGATCATGTATTGTACGCAACCAGTCTACCCATTTGCTTTCTTCTAAATTATTAGTACCTTTGTAAGCATACCATTTTTGTATGTTTAGAAGTTCTGCAACATCGTACATACCACAATGAGAAATTTGTTTATAAAACTCAACATCAAAATTTCCGTAGGATTTTAGCCCCATTAATTTGCCTGCATGATCTAGCAAATAACCCTTCATACCTACATGCGAACCTATAGTACCAAAGTAGCGACCAATACTTTCTGCTTCAGACAACTTGGCATAATGAAATACTTTTTTGTTTTTATAAATTGTATGCGAACGTTCATCATCACCAAAACCGTCAAAAACAAAGTCTGTTGTAGACTCAATACCCATAGGCCAGCAACTCATTACATGTGCATAATGATGATCTATTCTATAAATTGGACATTTAACATGATCCCAGTGAGGGTAAGAATGGTTAAGTAATTCATACGGAGCATCGTAATCATTTACTGATATACAATCATAGTTTTTATCGTCAACGACAATTCCTATTGCATCTATATCAGCAACATCAATATTCCATTCTTCTAAAACAAACAACCAATCATAAAGATTAGCAAAAGAATGATGTTTAATTTGTGTGTTTCGTTCTGTCTTTCTATATTTGACAGTAGTGCCTATAGACAAAGATATGTTTGTGTCATGTTCACACAATCTAAGCCCTAGGAAAACGGACTTATTATTAATCATTGAATGGGTTTAAGTCTATACCTTTATTAAGTTGAGCTTCTCTTGCAGCATCTTCTTCTTCTTCAGCTTGACGCTGTGCTTCTGCTTCATCAAGAGCTTTGTTTGCTGCTTTGTAATAGTTTTCATATGCAACAATAATCTGTTGTTGTTGCTGTACTAACGCACGAATGTCTGAAAAGTTTAATCCTAAAGCTCCATAACCGTCACCGGTTAGTGCATAGAAGGCAAATGCCTTGCCTTCGCTTTCAATACGAGCTTTTACTTCTTCGATATTATTTTCGTTAATAACAATCCACTCAATACGGCGCATGTTGACTTCGTCAACTGGCGGTAGCACCAATTCCGGTTTATCAATCGGTTTGCTGGTTATTTGTATTACTTGTGGGGTCGTTGAGCATGCCGCGAGACTTATAAGTATCATAAAGCCAAGGGCACTCTTTGTTAAAAGACCTTGCATTTTCTGCATTTTTCTCATCCTCTGTTAGTTCAGCACCACTTAATAATTCAAAGCATCTGCCTGCATTTATACTACCTCTATTTACCGCTCTTTCAATTGCTGCTGGGTTAGCTATGGCTGCTGCGGTCATATCAATATCTGCTAGTTTATTTGCTAGTTCTTGATTTTGTCTACGAATATTAGCAAACTCAGTGTTTACTTTTTTTAATTCTTCATTAGCGGCAGCAAAATCCGCCGCCATTGCCTTGATTGTTTCTTCGTTTGTGGCAACTGCCAGTTCAAGTTTAGCATTGTTTTCAGTTAGTACAGCAATAGTCCGTTGTGTATCAGTGTAATACCAATATCCTATACCACCCATAGTCATTATAACAATTAAAAGCATTCCTGACAGTTTCATAATTTAACCCTCAAACATTAATTTAAGACTTGCAGGACCCATAATACCGTCTGCTGTTAGACCGTTTTCTTCCTGCCAAGCTTTTACGTGTGCTTCTGTGCCTCTACCAAAGACTCCATCTGCACCAATTTCTAATTCTTCTTGCACTGCACGTACTGTTGGTCCTTTTGATCCTAAACGCACTGTTTCGTACACAATAGCAGCTGGTTCCCAGTCGCCGCCTAGCACTTCCATAGCGTGTTTGTAATGCTTTTCACGATCTTCTAAACCAATGTAACCACCGTTGATACGTTTTGTAGCACCTTTGATGTCCATTGCATCTGCATACTTATTTAGACCATTTGTATCCCAGAACCAGCAAGCACTATCTAGTGCGCCTTTTTTGGTGCGCACATATTCTACTGCTTCTTCGGGTGACATGTCAACTTCTTCGCCAAACTTCGTATAGTTGTAACGACCTGTAAGTTGTAGAATGCCGCCGCCTCTAAATGTCCAGCCGTCGCCTGAATCAATATCGCCATTGTCCATTCTGTTTGCATAAATTACATTTGCAATCTTGCGTGGTTGTCTGTGATATTCTTGAGCATCTCTACCTGCCCTTTCAAAATATTTTGGAAATATTGCGTTAAGTGCTTTTGCACTATAATTTAAATTTTCACTTAGTACTTTAAAATTGTTTGATTCATGTCCACACTGTGCAATAAACATCGCTACACGCTCTGCAGAGTCAACCTCCCAAAGAGGAAGTATTTCACACATTGCATCGTACCAATCTTCTGCTTCTTCGTTTCCGCGAAGCAATTCTATCACCATTTCTTCGGTGAATTCAAAGCCAAAATCTTCTGCTGCCATTTTTTTATCCTTTATACTACAATCCTTTCAAGAACAAGAGTGTGCCCCTCATTTTCGAAAGTTAACTTACGCCCATATTTAGTAATATTGTAGTCGCCTATATACTTTGTAAGAAAAATAATTTCTGCAAAGTCGTCAGCGTTAAAAGATTCTGTAATAGAATCCAGTGTTTCTTGTGTCGGCCCTATATCTTTAAATTCAAATGCTATTGGATCTGCATATGCTTTTTTAATAACAAGCATATTGTCTTCCATATACACTTCTTCTACAAAACTTTTATCAAAAAAGTTTTTGTAATTTTGTAATCTTGTTTCTTGTATTGCAACGTCATAATCGTCTGCGGTTGTTGGCAGAAATTCTTGTAAATTTTCTTGTGAAAAACTTTGGCTCTTAAAGTTTTTGTAATATCTGAATCTCATATCATTAGTGTCAGCAAGTTTTGATACACCATCTATCAATTCCATTATATTGTCTGACGCATCATCAGTTCTTTCAATTTCTACAAAAACTTTGTAAGTACCGTCGCTAGTTTCTCCCGAAGTAGCGTCAGCATCTAAAACAAATGAATAACCTCTTTCAAAAAAGTTACTCATGTCAGTTGCCGATTCGCCTGTTTTTGTACTAAATGCTATTGTGATAATATCAGAGTCGGAGCCCATCTTACTTTTATATGAATCTATTTCTACAACCTTATCGACAAGGTGTTGTAAATCTCCTGTACGCAAAGTCATTATTCAGCTCCCTCTGGTGCTTCTGCAGCCAGTTCGTCTGCTTGCTGCGCTTCTGGTGCAGGTGCCATTGTATCAGCAGTTGCAGACATGTCGTCTAAATAACCTGTATATATGTCAGCAATTAGTTTCTTTGGCATCATTATTTCAACTACCCATATAGGATGTCTGTCTAGTTTACCTTTTTTAGTACCTGGGCGAATATCATCTGGCGATTCAATTTTACGTGGTAATATTAAAGACGTCTTTTTGTATTTTACTTTACAGTCATAATCTATAAGACGCTTTCCGCCCATTGGATCTGGCATTTTATCTTCAGGCCAATAAAAGCTGCATGTTACCCAATGCCGTCCAATGTTTGGTCCTTCTGCTAGTTCTCCATCTTCCCAATTTTTATACACATAAAGGTCTAAATGGTCAAGCACTCTCTCAAAATCTTTTAACACTTTGAAAGCTGTATTAGAATCATAGATTGATTCTATGTTTTTGATTATGTCTAATGAATCATGCATATTGAAACCTATCACTTTATATTATTTATCTGAAAAGACTACTTATGATTTTTTTGTAAAGAGAAAACAAAGTGTTTTTTATAGTATTCAAACTTATAAATACATTTGTAGAGCAAGTGTGTTCTACACACTGCGTTCTACTCCACATCCAAAGGAGGACACTTAATGGGTGCAAAGAGAAAGGCTGCCCGGCAGTCAAAAAATAACTATAGTAATGTAGTTAACGTCAACTTTACAACACAAAAACAACAACAAGTAAAAATACTTCCAAGAAATAGAAATCAAGAACAATATGTACTTCAATTGTTAGACGAAACCAAAGACATAGTATTTGGAATCGGTCCTGCAGGTACGGGTAAAACACTACTTGCAGTACAGGTCGCAGTTAAACTATTCAAGGAAGGGCAAATTGATAAGATCATTGTTACAAGACCTGCTGTTAGCGTAGATGAAGACTTAGGCTTCTTACCAGGAACACTAGAACAAAAAATGGCTCCATGGACTAGACCTATATTTGACGTACTAAGAGAATATTTCAATGCAAGAGAAATAGAAGGCATGATCGAAGAGGGTATAATTGAAATAGCGCCACTAGCATATATGAGAGGTAGAACTTTTAAAAACAGTTTTATACTTGCTGATGAAATGCAGAACGCTACTCAAAATCAAATGAAAATGCTACTTACACGTCTAGGCGAAGGCTCTATGATGGCTGTAACAGGCGATCTAGCTCAAGCAGATAGACTAAAGGATAATGGTCTAATAGACTTTACAGACCGTCTTGCAGAAGCAAATTTATCTCATATAGATATTGTAAACTTTGGACAAGGAGATATAGAAAGACACGAAGCTGTAAAAGAAGTTCTCAAGATTTATGGTGATGAATAACTGTAATATTTGACTTCTCTAAAAATTTAATTCCCTGTGTACTACGATATTCATTTTTGTAGTACACAGTTGATATACCACTTTGATAAATGAGCTTGGAACACTCTATGCAAGGTGAGTGTGTGATAAAAATAGTTGCCCCTTCACCGCTTTCAGAAGATCTGGCAAGTTTAGCAATCGCATTTGATTCTGCGTGAAGCACTTCCTTTTTGCTTTTGGTAATAGTATTACCCCATTCGTCTTCACCGTACCATTCCTCACAGCAGTTATCCCAGCCACTGGGCATACCATTGTAGCCAATGGAGATAATACGATCATCTTTTACAACAATCGCTCCTACTTGTAGACGTTTGGCACTACTTAGTTGTGCAAAACGTTCAGCAACGTCCATATATGCATTTATAAACTTACTTTTCATTATTTTCTTTCTTTAGCAAGTACAACAAATATTCGTTTTGCGTATAATTTAAAGTCCAACTACGTCCTTGTATTGGAGGTCTGCCAGTTTCGTCAAAATATATGTGTAATTCTATATATTTTTTTAACCATATACGTTTTTTACTAAAACTACTTTTGACAGGCAACCAAGCAAATTTTTCTTTAGGCTCCTCTACTCTATCAAAGAATGCACTTATATGCTTCATCCTATTCCTAATAATCTAAGTATAATAGGCAAACCAAATATAAAAAATAATAAAAGATAAAAATTAAATTTTAAGCGTGTAAGTTCTCGCTCTAGTTTTAAAATTTTAAATGCTGCACCTTCAACATAGCGTTCCCAGTCATCCATTTGCATTGTTTTACGAGCAACTTCTTTTGCTTCTCGTTGTAATTCGTAGTTTTCTTCGTCGTTATTAAACATGTTATACCGCCATTGGTGCTTTAATACTATCCATTGGAGTATAATTTATAAGTTTATACTGATCTGGAGTAGTTTTTACAAGTTCATCTAAATCTGTAAATGCAGGCATTATCAAACTAGGTCCGCTTTGAGGAGTTCTTGTAATTTGTTCCTTAACTTGTTCCATATGATTTTGATAGATGTGACAATCGCCACCAGTCCATACAAAATCACCTACTTTTAAATTAAGCAACTGTGCAAACATATGCGTCAATAAACTGTAACTTGCAATGTTAAATGGAACACCTAAGAACATATCTGCTGAACGTTGATATAATTGACAACTTAGTTCACCGTCTTGTATATGAAACTGGAATAGTGTGTGACAAGGCGGAAGTGCCATGACATTTACTCTATCAGCATTCCACGCACTTACAATGTGACGTCTACTATCTGGGTCATAATACATATTTTCAAGCACTTCTGCAATTTGGTCGACAAACCCTAGTTGTGCATCCCACTTACGCCATTGGTGTCCATATACAGGGCCTAGGTCTTTAGTTGTATCGTCGTTGATATACCCCAAATCTTTACCTTGTGCATCTGCATTAGCAGTCCAAATGGTTGTTTTGCCTACAAGTTCTTCTCTCGGCTTGCCATAGTGTATTTCAGCAAGTCTACGCTCGTCACTAGATCCTTCTAGCATCCAAAGTAGCTCGCTTACTACACTCTTCCATGCAAGCTTCTTTGTTGTTACAGCAGGGAATTCATTCCGCAAATCAAAACGCATTTGATAGCCAAAAACACCTCGTGTGCCTACACCTGTTCTATCACTGCGATCATTACCGTTTTCTATTATATATTTTAGTGCATCAAGATACTGTTTCACGTTTACTCCAAATTTCAAATGTCACGCCATCCTTTTCTTCACACCAAGATCTTTCAAATAATGTTTCGATCTTTTTTAATGGTAGATGCGTGTCGCATTCATATTCTCCTGGAATACGACTTAAATAAAATTCGTCAATTACTCCTAGTGTTTGTTCAATAATGTTTGGACCACCAATGATCCAGGTAATTAAACCAGGTGATTCTATTTCTAAACTGCGTACACCTGCACATAGATCGCCATTAATATAACCATGTGCTCCAGGATAATCAGTTTCTTTACTAGTTGCTAGTACATTTACACGTTTAGGCAAAGGTCGAGGCATGTGAGGATCTTTCCAAGTGGTAGATCCCATTACAACAATATGTCCTGCTGTGTTGTCTTTAAACCATTTTAAGTCTGTGCTATTGTGTGGCCATGGTAGTGTACCATCTTTACTTACTCCACCTTTATCATCACACGCTAAAATTGCACGTATCATTAAACATCTCCTTCCCCTGCTGCTGGACTTAGAAGTTCTAATTTGTTAGGCACATCTTCCCAATCAACTGCATCGGGTAATGAGCCTTTTGATTGTGTAATTACAGGCCAAATATTTGCATAGCGGTCGTTTATTTCAATCCATTTTATTCGTTCTGGTTCTGACAAGTCACTGTCTGCAACAATAGCATCAATAGGACATTCTGGAACACAAACTCCGCAATCTATACATTCGTTAGGATTGATTACTAAAAAGTTTTCACCTTCATAAAAACAGTCTACAGGACATACTTCTACGCAATCAGTATGTTTACACTTAATACAATTTTCTGTAACTAGATATGTCATTATATCCTCGCAAGGCGAATTAATGTCGCCGCTAAATTAATTTCAGGATCCACAACAAGCGTGTGATCAACCATTCCTTGTTTAATTGTTAGAACTGCTGTATCTTGTTTTTCTTCGTCACCGAACAATTCAATGTTATCATACAGCCAACGATACACTTCTTCCATCTCTTCTGGACGGATGGCTCCGCACAAGAGTTTACGTGCTTCTTGAATCTTGCCTGCTTTAAACAGTTCAACCATTTCAAGTTTCCAGTCGCTTTCGCCAGTGTCACCTTCATTAGGTTTGTTCAATACACCGTCAACGCTATTCATTTGTACAGTGTTGATACACTTACGCAAGTCTGGGTAAGTTGCTTTTACGTATGTATCAAGTGTATCCAAATCAGGAGTAACACCTTCAGTGATAAGAATTTCAGCAACTCTAGCTGTGAACTCAGTTTGGTCAATTTTAGCAATGTGGAAACCTTGACACCTACTGTGCAAAGCGGGTATAACACGATTTGGATAGTTACAAGTAAGAATAAAACGAGCAGTAGTATGATACTCCTCCATAACACCACGCAGTGCCGCTTGAGCGTTTGGAGATAAGTAGTCAGCTTCATCTAATAGTACCACCTTAAACTCGCCAAATGGAATCATTTGAACAAAGTTTACAATTTTATCACGTACATCGTCTACTGAGTTTGTACGACTTGCGTTTATTTCTAGTATGTCTAGGTCATTAACATCTAGTTCGTTAAACAACAGTTTAGCAAGTGTTGTTTTACCAATACCTGCATTTCCGCTAAACAACAAATGCGGAATAGTTTTGTCCTTTATCCATGTATTTACTTGATTTCGCTGAGCTTCATCTCTAAATACATAACCATCTACCGTCTTAGGACGATACTTTTCTACCCATAGCTCTTTCAATTTTTGTTCCTCGTATCATATATTATTTGTATTGTACACTCTCAATGAAATTAAGTAAACCTTTTATTCCAAATAAACCTTTATTTTTTGCAGTTTCTATATCAAATCCGTTTCCTAACAAATAAGAACTGTTAGGGCTTTCTACACTGTTCCTAGCATTTTTCCATAATTTATTTTTTACGTCTTTTACATCAGTCCAATGCATTTTACTATTTTTTATATCAATTAAAATTTGTAATTCGTCTGTGTCAATCAAATGTTCGTTCCACAATATATGCTTTATTAAAATTATGTCTGTTAGCATCCAAGACACATATTTTACATCAAATCCAACCTTACTATCAACCTGCGGGAAGTAACCAAGATTGTGTACAAACCATTCTTCTTTTTTAATTACATGATCTCTATTATTTTCATCAAATTTTTGACTCCAATTACACTCTATTGTTGGCATACAGTTCCAAAAATTATTATAGTGTATTAGAGCTTGTTGCCAAAATGTGTTTCCGTAACCAGGTGTTTGCAATAAATCAACATACAAATTATACTTTTCTTCATCAAATACTTCTACTTTATTGAACTTAATTGCAGCTAGATGCTTTATAAGTTGTGACATAGTGTTTGCATTTAGTGTCTTTGGCTGAATTAGCATTGATGCAAAATTAATAAGTAAAGCTGCACAAGATTCTTGCATAGTATCTTTATTTTCAATAGATACTATTTCTTCGCCTATTGGATATTCAAAAAAAGGATTTGCATGTACAGAGTGAGAATACAAGTCAATTTTATCTATATCACTATTTTCTTTGTTTGAACCCACCAAACGACTTCCAACAACAGCAGAAAAAACTAATTTTTCATGTTCTAAATGGAAGTTAAATTGGTGTGGTTGTTTATGCATATACTAAGCCTAATTCTTTATATGCCATTTGTACACCTTTTGCTTGGTAGTAAGCATCTGCTAGTGCATTGTGCAAATTAGACTGCATACCTTTGCGAGGATCAGATTTTAAAAATCCGAACATAGTTCTGCTATCACGCACTTGCCAAAAGTTCCAAGGAATAGACTTACTATATTGTCTGCACATATCCTCTAGTATGGTTATATCAAAACCGTAACCGTGTCCCCACAGAATATCAACACCATTCATCCATTTTGGTAATGTACTTAGAAACATTTCTGGATCGACTCTACCTTCTTCTCCAAACGCTTCTTCCTGAGCAGCTGCATCTTGTCTGCCCCACCATGCAACTGTATCATCACTTACTGCTCTGTCTTGCATGTCTAGATCAAGTTTGTAATAAAACTCGCTATGTGGTTCTTCGTCTGTAAAAGGATTAAATTTTACACCACCTACTGTGAGCACAGTAGCCTGAGGTGTAGTGTGCAGTGTTTCTAAATCGATCATTGCGTGAGTTGTCATATTTATTTGCCTTTTCTATTTTCCTGTCCAATGCCTGAAAGAATTAATAATACGTACAAGATAGGCCAAGCCCAACCTGTTAAATATCCAGTAATATGAAGTACCATTAGCACAATACCTGTTGCGCCTGTAGTACCAATGCCTGCTGTTTGTGGTGCTGGTATTAACATCAAGAGATCTCCTTACATTTTATACATATTATAACGTATAAACTGTAAGGAGTCAAGTATTTTATTTTATTTAGACTGGAACGCCTAGTATTTCAACTTCTTGTGGTAAGAACTTGTCTAATTGTGGAGGCTGCCAGCCTTCTGGCTTCAGCACTTTACCATCTTCTCTTTTGCGTACTTTACCTGTGTCGGGATCAATCTTTGCAAAGTTTGTATCCATAACTTCTTTCCAAGCACCTTCTCCGTCAAATCCGCCTGCACGAATAGCACCCATAGTAACAACTAAAATATCAATTAGTGCATCAAGTTGTTCTACAGTATCGTTTGCTTCAACTGCTTCTTGTAGTTCTTCAAATTCTTCTTTGATCAAACTAAGATACATTTTATAGTTTGCTTCACTTGGTTCTTGATCACATGCTGAACCAAACGTATCAATGTCTTTAAATGGATTTGTCATTTTTACCTCATAAAAGCACTTGGATCAATTGTTGCATGTTCACCGTCGCTATATTCTGATCCAATACGAACATCGCTAGGTTTTTCGTCACTGTATGCTAAGACGCTTTCTGCTTCTACCATACGTATTTCAATCTCACCATCTGCTTCAGTATCAAGTTTTATACCTCGTGTCCAACGGCCGTGCTCAACTAAGATCCATTGTCCTACTTTGTAGTCGTCTTTGTTATCAGGACCTTTAGAATAAACTTTACCCCAACGAGGATATACTCCCCGTGTTGTTCCGTCATCAGATCTAATAATCAGTCCACTAGCAGTAGTTTGGTCACCGAAATACATATCAGTTACTAATACTCTATTTCCAATTGCTCTAGGTGTTCCTTTAATAGTATTGATGTTTATAGACATTAAGCACCTTTTCTTACAAAATTTCCATCTTCGTCTTCTACCCATTCCTCTTGATCATCAAGAGCCGCTTCTTCAGCTGCAACTTCTGCAGGCGCTGCTGATTTTTTTGTTGTACGTGCTGCTTTGGGTTTTTCAACTACAGTTTCTTCTACAGCTTCTTCGACAACTTCTTCAGTTTCCGCATCTACTGTAGGCTTTGGTCTTTTAGACGAGCCTACCTGTGAGTAGTATTCTTTTACAATATCTTCTCTCTTTCGTAAAATAACTCCACCTGGACCTAATTCATCACCACGTGCATTAACTTTAGCGTTTCCTACTGCCGGAACTAATTCATTCTTTTTAGTTAAAAGATCCATATCTACAGCTTTTCCACGCATACTTCTATACATTTTTTTGCCTTTTGCCATGTTTATTCTCCTATGAGTAAATGTACTTATCTTAAGAACTCTCTCCAATCCAGGCCATATTGGATTGAGTTTATTCTATGTACTCCTATAATATAAAGTACATAACTCGCTACACTAGATCCACGTCCTACACCCCATACAATGTTGTTCTCACGCATAAAATCTACAAGATACACCATATAGCGAAGTAAATCTAGTAAACCCTTTTCTTCATACGCAATAAATTCTTCGTCAATTCTAGCAACTTCATCGTGTGTATTGCATCTTTGTTCAACCCACGAATATATATCCATATTTTTATATTCATCAGGCATAAACCATTCACCTTGGCATACACCGTCAAAAGTCTTTTGATCTACATCTAGTGGAATATACTTTTGCAATGGATTCATACCTTGAGCTTCCATTGCACTATTGAACTTGTCAATGTCGTCGCTAGGATCGCATAAAACTACGTGCACTTTGTCAATATTTCCACTATAGATCATATCAACAAGGTCGCGATTAGAGAAGCGAGGTATACCTAGATCGTCAGTTTTCATAATCATGCATGTAGTTTAACTGATATTAATGAGATTGTCAAGTCCATTTTCGTCTGGACCTTGTTGATTTTTCTTTTGATTCTCAATTCTTTTTTCTTGTAGAGCTATTTTGTATGTGTCAAGTGCGAGTATTAATTGGTGACGTGTTTCTTCATTAGAAGTAATGAAGTAAATTCTATTAAGTTTATGTATTTTTTCTTCTAGTTCTGCTTCAGTGAGAGTATGTGCGTCATTGATAAATGGATGCATTATGCACTAAACCTACCCAAATAGTCTGCATAGATAACACTGTTGCCACCGTCGTATGACCAAAATTCTAATATTACAGGATCATCTGCACTATCTACTTCCAATGCCATAGGAAATCTAGAACTTTTCTTAATAGATCCGCCACCCAAAGCATTAAAAGTTACATTTACTACATCTTCTACACCTGGTCCAAACATTTGCACTCTAAAACGTGCTACTCTATCACCGTCTGCTGGGAAGCCTGCTAATGTTAGTTGAATAGTTTGACCTGCTGCTTCTTGTGCAAATCGTATGCTTTGATACATGCCTTGAGAAAAGTTAATTTCCTGGTTTGATGCTATTCCACTTTTTGCTAGGAAAGACTCTGTACTAGCATGCAATGTTCCGTCTGTTAATCTAGTTCCGTTAAAATCGTTTTCAGAAGTAAGTTTTGCAGTACCATTTTGAAGATTTGTAATCTCAGTAGCTGCTACACTCATCCCAGTTTTGATAATATTAAAATTATCACGAAATCCTTGAGTGTCGTTATCTTGACCTGCTACTGGATAGCTTTCGTCAATTGTTGAACTTATAATGTTACTTGCCATAGGTGTCTTTCCTCTTTGTATTATTTATCGTTATTATACATTGAATTGATAGTTTGCGAATACGATGAAAGTTTCATCTGCCTTATCATCTGCTCTCACTACAATATATCTATCTATATCATAATTTATCTGTCTTGGATCAAAATTAGCAGCATTAAGATTTCTTATTATATCATCAGAATATCCTGGTTTACAATAACACAAAGGTATCGCAGGCACATAATCTAACTCTTGTAAACCTTCCTGCGGTGTGCGCATCCATAATGGCAAATAGCTCCTGTTTGTTTCGCCAATTTGTGCAATATTGTTACGCATATTTGTAAAGTTACTAATATATCTTATGTTATCTTTTGATTGGCTTACTTTCACTGCATCACTGTCTACTTTTAATGTGTTTATAGGATCTGGTAAAATCTTGTAGGGTTCTGCATCTGATTTTTGTAATGTGACTGTGACATTGTCTTGATTTTTAATTACGATTTCAAAATCTTGATCGTCTACATTTAGTTCTGCATCTGGCGAGTCTCTAAGATCAATTGTAAGTATGTCTGCCTCGATGTTTACAAATTTTACTGTTGCTCGCCCATATACTGGTATAACATCATCTCCTGCACCAGTACGAGTTACATCGTCTGCGGAATTGTACTGAATACTATCTACAGTCAGCTGGTTTTGTGTTGCTATTGTAAATTTTTCTCTGGTGTTACCATCTGATGTATCTGCAGGATCATACACAGGTATATACACTACTTCATATACTACCTCATTAGTACCAGGTAATTTAGCTACAGCTGATTTAATTTGTCCTAAATTATATTTTTTACGCTTTGTATTTTTTGCAGCAGCCGCAGCAAATTCTTTAATTTCTTTTGCTTCTACTCCTGAAAATACAAGTAATTCTAGATTCTTTTGCACACCAAAATCAGGATCTTGCGGCCTATATAATTTATCTTCTTCAAAAATGCTAAAATCACTAGTAAAGCCTTGCAAATAATATCTTTCTTCTATACTAAGCATAGGCTTCATATAAATTTTTGTGTATTGAGTATTATCATTATCTTCAATAGTAACAGTAAACTCTCTAGAAACTGCTGCGTAATTAAATCTATCTCGTGCTTCTACAGTAAATTTAAATTCTCTATCAAAAGATGTGTCGCCTGGAAAGTTGCCATCCCATGTCATACCTGAGTCGAAATATGTTAAACCTGCGCCATCTGTGTTAGTATACTGTCTAGGCGCACCTATAATTTGACCATCGTAGGTAAGCTTCATGCCGTTGGGTAATTTTCCAGAAGTAATTATATATACCATTTTTGTATCAGGTACAGTACTTTCAGCTTTTATAGATAACGTGCTTTGGATATTAGCTGTGATATTTCCTAGATTGCTCGGAGTAAGCCATTTAATTGCACTTTCCACTTCACCTATAGTTTTTACTTCAAATGTTCTTGTACTGCTTGGTATATCTACTTCGTCCCTTGCAGAAATTACTATGTTTTTACTGAAAAAGTCATTTTGAAATAACGCTATGCCAATGTTACGACCTTGGTTTAGGGTAGATCTTAAATTAGAACCTAACCCTACTCTATCTTCGTTATCTCTTATTAAATCTATTCTAAACGAAGCACTGTCGGTGCCTTTAAAAAATTGACTAATGTTTTGTTTAATTCTAGTTAAACTTGTGCTGGGTAATTTTAGATTCCATACGTTATTACTTTTAATTTTTATATACGCAGGCCTTCCGTATTTTGATTCTATAGCTTGTTTTACAGCAGTCAATTGTTGCTCTTGAGTCATACTTTCTAAGTTTTCTGCTACTTGTGTCCAATAATCTGTGTTAAAAACAACAAGTTGATTCCCATCAGGTCCTAGTACAAATTCGTCATTCTCGTCAATTTGTGCTGTAGTAGAATGTGCTTCTGTACAAATGTATATGAAATTATTACCGCCTACTTCATCTGTGTATGTTACATAGTCGCCAACAAAATAGTTTGCACCTATTTGAATGTTTTCAGGCGCACCATATGGAAAAATAGGATCATTAGCAGGTGTAGTTTGTACAACATCGTACTCAATATATGGAGTTATACTATCAATCCTATACTTGTCGTTATCACTAAATGCAAGTGTTCTGTTTTTATATTTTACTTTTTCTTTTTCATTTAACCTATTAACAAAAATAAAATTATTTCCTACATTACCTGTTTGCGATAATACTAAACTAATTTCAGGTGCAAGAGTATCGTCTAAGAAAATTACATCATAATCTGGATTTGAATCATCGACATTTATAATATTGTAGTTCCTGTTACCAAGAAGAATATTACGCCCTCTCAATGCAAGTAGATCGTTTATGCCATCGTCTAATCCTGTTAGGTCAGTTTTATAAATTTTGAAACTGTTTTTGCCTAAAAGCACATCTTCATAGTATGTGCCAAACACTTCAACTGTTTCTAAATCAAAAGTAAGTCTTGTTGCTCTGATTGTAAATTTATTATCTTTAACAACAGCAGGTTGATAAGGTAAGTAACCATACACAGTACCATTATAATAATCTAAGCTAAGTCCCTGTGGCAAGACACTTCTGGTACCATCGTCGTTTTGTTGCTCCAGTGTGTATCTCACAGTGCCTTCAAGTTGGTCATTTTCAATTGTTTGTATTGGTATAAGAACATAATTATCTGCTCTCAAAAATCCTAAGTCTTTGGGTGTTAACCATTCCGGAGTTCTAACATTTGTTGCGTCTGCTGTAAACACGCCTGTACCTGTTTGCATCAATGTATTATCTGCTTTAAGGTAATCATCTCCTACAAGGTAAATTTTAAATTCACGTTTTACAAAAGAGTCTCCGTCAGTCACTGTTACTGCGAATGGATAATATCTATTTAATTTTTTAACTTGGTTAGTAGGTTCGCTGTATCCGTATGGTTCTGAATCATAGAAAAAACTACCAAAACCATTATTAGGAAGTTGTGCAAAGTCTAAGGGCAAATCGCCATATGGTGATTGATCATATCCGCCTCTTTCTACAAATTGATCTAATGCAAGTAGTGGTTCAACAATACCCTGTAATCTTCCATCGCCTGACAAAGTCAAACCTGGAGGAAGTGTCCCGTCACCTTCTGCAATAAAATATTCTAATTCGTCACCTGCCGATAAATCTGTATCACTTGCTAGTAAAGCATAGTCAATTAACTGGTTATCCAATATATACAATTGGTTATTTGATCCAACAGGAAGTAATCCTTCATTAGTAATCCATTCTGGTTCGTCTGGTCCTGTAACAACGATCTCGTATGTTCTATCTTCAAAATCATTTCCTACATACGCCCGTAGAGTAAACTTTGATGAAGTATCTCTTTGTACTTCGTATGTTGTGCCTTTAATATAAATACCTTCTATTCTACAGCCAGCTGGTAAGTTTCCTGAAATTAATTCAACCCTAGCATTTGTTACATAATTAGCAATCGGTAATCTAATACTTACATTGCGTCTTTCTACTAAATTGCTTATTTTTGTTCCTGAAGGCAATGACCATAAACTAGGTTTTGTAAATACATCACCTATATCAACTGGTTCTTGAATGTCCATTGATTGCTTTGTTGTATTTCCTATTATGTATGGATATTCAGGGGTGGTCAATTCACTATCTGCAAAAGTTAAAAAGTAAGCATAAGTCCCTTGTGGGAACTCAGGTGTTACACAAAATCTTCCATTGTGTTCATCCAAGTCACCTTTGCTTTTTCTATATGTGTAATCTTGAATAAAACTACCTGGGGACAACTCTACTTCTATGCCATCTATCTTAATTGTATCTTTGTATTTAAACTTATCGGGTCTGTGTTTGTCCGTAGGTAATAAGGCATAGCCAGATCTAAGATTTTTTATTAAAGATTCATTGTCTAGTGGAGCATCATAACCGTATGGACCATAAATTGGATATCCGTCAAAACAAAATCCTAAAATTTTGCTGTGTCCATCTGGATGTCTAAGATGATCTTCTTGGTAATTTGTGTTTCTAAAATAATCATTTGACAACCAAAATCTTTCAAGATCCATACCTTTGATCAAATTACTGCTGTGATAATGATATGAGCCTTTTTCTTGTGGATGTCCTCCTCCTAGATCTACACCAAAATATTCACCAAAATAAACTGCGTCATAACTGAATCCTCTAGGTGGACGAGAATTACTTCCTGGTATACCTGCATCGGCACTTGGAGCAGTGCCAACAACGCCATTTACAAAAATACTGTGTATACCAAATGTACTTACTTGTGGATTTTGTGTGTTTTGCCCTGCCCTGTAAACAAAATTAAAATCATACTCTTGTTTTTGGATCGTATTAGGGTTAGGACCAAACGTTCTGCCTAAATTAAAATCCCACTCTAATCCTGCTCGTGCAGGCCACGGATCACCGTCACTTTGGAACCTAATTATATTCTGTCCAAGTGATATATGTGTTGTACTTTTAAAAATCGTTTGATTATTGCTAACCGAAATGTTTTTTGGATCAAATGCCATACTAAGTTCCTTATACAGTATTTATCGGACTTAGTTATGCAATAGATCCTAAGTCAATTGTCCTTGGGTCTGGTAAAGCAAAAGTTCCAAAATCTACATTTGCGTCTTCTAACATCCAATCAATTATACTGTTTACAGTGCGCCCTATATCTCCAAAATCAAAGTATTGATCAAAGTATGGACCAATAGTAGATGGATCGTATCCATTTATTAAACCTGTAACATTGCCTGTAACATTACCCAAAAATGTTCTTGCTTGTATTGTGTTAACAGCTAGTATATCATTGTCGTCTGCGTCTAAGTTAGCCGAAAGTTTAGGATCTGATTCATTTTCTAGTTTATCGTTATACTTATTATTAACGTAAATAAATCCATTATCTGCAACTTCTACGTCTATACCTATGCCGCCGTGGATTTTAATATTCTGCCCTTGAAGGTATGTTTTTTCACCGTTTTCTACTTCTAGAGTAATTTCTGTAAATGCATTTGTATCAGAAGCAATTAAAATGTCACCATTTGGAGTTGCGTCTATAAACATATTATCACCAGCAACTAGGGATTTTAATCTAATGTCATAATTTACTATATTATCAAAAATACCTATACCTGTGCCTGTATTCGTTACAGTGGTTTTCTCATTGTCACGCAGGTCTAGATCTTCGAAATTTCTGTTAACTTTTACAAACGCTTCACGGAGGTCATCTCCTGTACCGTCGTTTGCAATTTGCCCTATGTTTATTAATTCAATTGCCATCTATTTTTCCTAATTAACTTACTGTAATGCTGTTATTCATGCCGTTGTGGATACTACACTGGTAGTAATAAGTTCCTGTTCCGTCGATTGTCCATTGCAAAGTTCCTGTACCCTGGCCGTCTACGCCTGATGCCTGACTACCGGTACCTGCAACCTGTTGTGTTTTAATATAAAATGGGTGTGCAGAAGCTGTGCTTGCATCAACATTAAACTGTACTTTATCACCGTCGTTGTATGCTAGTGTTGGTTGGAACTGGTTATTAAATGTTCCATTTCTGTCCTCACCACTCATGTAGTAATTGTTACCTGCATTAGTAACAGTAATCTGATAATCTGGTACAAATGCAGGTGTTAAAGAAGTATCATTAATTGTTACATTTACAGATGCAGTCGGTCCACCTTCAAGTGAAAGTTGGAAAAATTCATCTCCTTCAGTCACACTATCTTCAACAAATGTAAAGGAAGTAGAAGCACTACCATTTGAGTCTAACACAAAAGCACCAGTTAAACTACCTGCTGATATATCCCCCTCTGATATTCCTGTAACTGAATAAGCAATACTGTCACCTTCGTTTCTTCCTGTGGTTGTTAATGTAATAGTTAACGATTCACCTTCGTCAACTGACACTGCACTAGGTGTCAGATTGTAAGTTGGAGCAAGGGATGTATCATTGATTGTAATATCAATACTTGTTCCCGGCCCATCTAGTGTGAGCGTCATAGTTTCTGTACCTTCAGTTGCTACATCCTCAGCAAAAGTAAATGTAAGTTCGTCAGTGTTATTAACAATTGTAAAGTTACCTGTCAAATCACCAGCACTTAAATCATTCGCATCAATACCAGTGATTGTATAAGCAACAGGATCACCGGTTGTAATATTAGTTGTCGTTAGAGTAATAGTAACACTATCTCCTTCATTAACTGTTGTGCTGTCAGCTGTTAGTGTAAATTGCGCTTCAGGAGTCAAACTTGTATCCTTTATCACAACTGATATTTCATCTGCACCGTTATTCAGCGTTAGAGTAAAATTATCGTCTCCTTCTGTGGTTGCATCCTCTGTTGTTTGGATCACTACTGATGCAGTGTTATTCAAGATAGTAAAACTTCCACTTGTAGGCGCTCCGTTGATGTCTGCAGAAGTGACACCTGTGATAGTGTAAGGCACAATTGTTGTATCAGGAATATTTAAAGTATCTAACGTAATAGTAAAGTTTTGTCCTTCGTTAACTTCGTTTGCAGTTGTAGATAAATTATATGCTTGTGAACCAGCTGTGCTTGTATCTGAAATTGTTATTGAAATACTGTCTTCGCCGTTTACAAGCGAAAATATTAGTGTTTCTAAACCTTCTGTAGTTGCATCCTCTGAAATTCTTAATATAATAGAAGCAGTATTATTTTGGATGTTTAGATTACCACTCAAACTTTCTCCAGCAATATCTTCGCTAGATACGCCAGAGATCAAATATGCAACATTAGTATTATCATCAACATATTCTGTTGTAAGTGTAATTGTAACATCATCACCTTCAGATACATTTGGAACACTTGCTGATAATGTATATGTAGGAGTGACTGCTACACTTGTATCATTAATTGTAACATCTACAAATTGTGGTTCATTGTCTAAACTTAATCTAAATGTTTCTGGACCTTCAGTTGTCAAATCAGCACTAACATTGATATTTAATGTTGCAGTTCCTAGTAAAACATTAAAATTACCTGTCAAACTTTCGTCGTCTATATCTGAAGAAGAAACGCCTGAAATTGTGTATGGAATCTGTACTCCGTCTGCTACATTTGTTGTTGTAAGTGTAATTGTAAACGAGCCGCCTTCGTTTACAGATACTGTAGATACTTGCAGGTTATAAGTCGGATTAAGTGTGCCTTCTTTGTCAACATCGCCTATCAGCATTTGTGTTGCAGAGTTAAATTTATTATAGGCAAAAAGATTAGGACCACCTTTTATACTGCGCTCGTCGCCATAATCGTTATCTAAACCTGTTGTGTAAATTTTACTACTACCAGCATTATTTGTTAAGAAATTCAACATTTCAGAAGTAGTAATGTCTGGTTGTATCTGTGCATACAATGCTGCTATACCAGCAACTTGAGGTGCAGCCATTGATGTACCGCTAATATTCATTATTTTAAAACTTGAATTACTAGGATAATCTCCATCTACAAATTTGTTCACTGTACTAGATGCACTCATTATATTCGTGCCAGGAGCATAAATGTTTACACCAGGACCTGATTCCGAACTTACTGCTTTTTGTTCTTTGCCACTCGAATGTATTGAACTATCGATATTTCCTACCATGAAGGCATTTTGGCTGTGCGGCGAACCTCCTCTATTATAATATCTTGCTCCAAAGAAAGAATCATTAAAAAAGTTATCGTAATCTGCTCCTCCGGGAACGTCTATCTTCTGGAAACTATTGCCTGCTGCGATACATACATGGACTCCTGCCTCTATAAGTTCTTCAAGGTCAACATCTACCGAAGCTACTCTAACTCCAAAACGATATCCTGCGCCATCGAACGTGCCTATCATTCCGTAATCTGTGCGTCTAGTGGAGCCTGACCAAGGTGTTCCTCTATATGTTCCGCCACTTATACGTGTAAAGTATGTACCATATCCCCAACTCATGTTTACTATTGTAGGACGTTTTGCACCTGTAGCAGCATCTGCTGGTTTATTATTGTGCCACTCTTTTATCACATCAAAACAGTCACTAACATCTATACCGGTGCCCGAATCACCGGAACCTTCTAAGCCTGCAACCTTTACACTATAGATTCTAGCATTTTTCGCCCAACCATAAGTAAGTCCTGCGGCTATACCTGCGCAATGTGTTCCGTGACCATCATAATCTCTGTAATGATTACTACTTTGTGTACCTGGTAAACCACTTGCAGAATACCAATCAATTTGCTGCACACGTGAGGTTCCAGAATAATTTTCAAATTCTGGATGATCTACTTGAATACCACTGTCTTGTATAACAATATCAACTCCTGTGCCATCCAATGTATGATTATATTCTGATGGACCAGCATTACCAATATAAGGATTATCTATAAAATTACAACGAGCAAGACCCCAGTTTATAAAGTCGCCTGAATCAGAACTAGTTTTAGTAAAATCGCCTGGTTGTGAAGTCAATCTTACCATTTCTATGTCGTCTCTTAGATCAGGACGTAATTCGCATGCTAACACTCTTGGATCATTATTTAATGCAGCAGCTTCTGCATCAGTTAAACTATAATGAGTATTACGCTGGGATCCTGGGCGAGCATTTGCAACTTCTACTGCACGACCTGGAATTGCTCCTGCACCTGTTGTTGCAATCATCTCTTGATTAAATGCTTCGTAGTCTACGCCTTTGTTTAAACTTACTATGTATTCTCTTTCGCTCATTTTAAATTCCTATTAATATAAAGGCTGCCATACAGCACCGTCGTAATAAACTGGATAACTTCTTCCTGATCCTTTTGCCGCAGGATCCCAAGTTACTCTGTCCGCAGCAACGACCATTCCATCTATTGGATTTTCTGGTTCAATTGCTAACGGTGTTAAATTCATAAAGTCAGTAAACATCGCATAATTCACCGCGTCAACCATTGGACTACTGTCATCTGCAAACACACTACCTTGTACATCTCCTGTAAACGATGCACCAGCTGTTAAGTAACCTGCAAGTGAATGATCGCCCCAGCTATACGCTGTATCCCAATTTGTTGCATTAGCTGTAGCTGTGTTAACATCTGCTGTAGTTGCATAACCTGCACCTGCATGGTCTCCCCAGCTATAAGCAGTATCCCAATTTGTGCTGTCCTCAACATTTGCTTTTGGTATTACATTGTTTACAGCATCTACTAATATTGTACTGTCGTCGCCAACTACACTACCTTTGATATCACCTACTATTCCGCCATTTGCATTTAATGTATCGCTAAACGGCGTGCCAAATAATCTAACAGCGTCTGCAAGCAAATTAATAGTAGTATTTGTACCTTGCGGGCTTAAAGTAATACCGTTGTTGTTGCCTGCTGCTGTTGTAATTTGTATACTATCGTCTGCTGTAATATTGTTTACAAATAGAGCCGTATTAAAACTTACATCGCCTGCAATATTTGTTGTGCTACCTGCATGTCCAATGTTGATTGTTGTTGCTGTTGCACCCATATTAAGTGTAGAATTATCAATATCACCAGTTAAATCGCCTACAAAATAAGCACCGTCAAGGGCTGTAAATGCACCTGCTGTTTTAAATTCTAAAGAAGGATTTGGACCTGCATCTAAATAAGGTCCTGTAAGCCATGTGTGAGTTTCTGCTTGTGTTTGAACAACTGTGTCGCTACCGTACGGATTAATGAAAATAGTGTTGCCAGTATCAGTAGTTGCGCCTGCCTTTATTTGTAATGGTCCAGGACCGTTAGTATCAACTAATGAAACATTTATTCCTATACCTGCAAAACTTGTAGCATGCATAGTATTGTTGACCGCATCTACCATTACAGACGAATCATCTGAAAATACTGATCCTGTAACATCGCCTGTATGATAACCTGTAGTGTTACCTATAACATCACCTGCAAATGTAGCATCTATTCCATTTGTGCCACTATTAAGAACTGTCACTCCGTTGAGAGCTTTAACATCTCCTGTAACATCTCCTGACACATTTCCTGTAACATCGCCAAGTAAGTCGCCTGTTACATTTCCGTAAACTCTTGCAACATTTAATTCTTTATTAAAGTTCCATCTATCATCAACACTTGTATATGTGAGTGCTGCACCTGAACCGTCAACACTAAGACCTGCACCATTGGCGGCATTTGCGTCTGCTGCTCCACTTGCAACTACAACATTAAGATCGTCTACTGTTAGTGTTGTACTGTTAATTTCTGTTGTTGTGCCCTGTATTGTAAGATTACCATTTACAACAACATCGTCTTCAAAAAACGCAGGACCAGCTATTGTGGGTGTAATTATTTTTCCTGCAACACCATCTATTATGACTGTGCTGTTATCTGAAACTACAGAACCTGTTAAGTCTCCAACAAAGCCACCACTTGCATTTATAGGCTGTACTACATCTCCGATGAATCTTATTTTATCAGCAGTAATGTTTACTTCACCTGTTGCTGCTGGTTGAATGTTTATTAGTTCTTGTTGATTATTACCGCTTGTTGTAAGTGTTAATCCTCCTATACCTGATATAGGTGTAATCATTGTAAGATTACTTGTGCGTGATCCTGTAAGGTCTAAAGAAGTTGTGATAGATGCATTTGTAGCATTCACGTCACCTGCTGTGACTGTTGTACTAGTTGTTGTTGCGTTTTCAACATTACCAACAACTAAACTGCTTATTCCATCTATAAGCATAGATGAGTCGTCACCGAATACAGATCCTTGTAGATCACTTACAAATGGTGCACTGCTAAATAAACTACCTAGTTGATCATCTAAATCCTCTATTCTTAAAAAACCAATATCGTCTGTAAATTCAGATAAAAATTGAGGAGCGCCGCCTAGTGCAGCATATGAAATCAAACCTGTTGTAGAATTGAAAACAACACTTCCTGACTCGTCAACTAGATTACCTACTAAATTAACTGCTCTTACTCTGCTCCAAGCTCTTTCATCTGTACCTATATTGCCTGTAAAAGTTGTTTCTGGTTCTATATCGCCTGAGCCGACAATGTTCTGTACATTAATAGTACCTAGATCACCCAATGGCCTATATTCGATTCCGTCACCGTTGGAATTTACTTTTACAAAAAAGTTTTCTGCGTCTTCGAATGTTGCAGGTGTATCAATTAAATCTGAAAACCCTACAGGTTTTACTGGAAAGCCTCGCACTAATAATTCTGAAGTGCTGATAGTTCCACTAGAATTAATATCATTAACGCTTATTATACTACTATTTGTAAGATCTAGATTATCACCGTCGGGCAATTCCTTAATTTTATTGCCGTCTGTAGTGTCTAATACTAGGGGAAATCTATTTGCCATTCTCTAAATCCTATTGTTATACATATTTATCGTAATCAACTTATACGCCACCTTGTGCAATTTGTCTCCAAGCACCTGCTAGATACACTACCATAGTTTGTGCAGCGTTTGACATTGGATCCCAACTTGTACCATCTGCAACTGCAACCATTCCGTTTACTGGACTACTAGGCTCTGCTGTTAATACAGGTAATGTAAGTGTGTCTGTAAATGTTGTACCGCTAGGTAAACCGTTTGCTTGTATTGCTCCGCCTACAATTGGTGCGTAATCTAAATCGTTTGTAAAATCTGAAAGTGCTGTTGGAATATCAGCTGTTAGTGCAAGTGTGCCATCTGCGTCTGGTAGTCTTACAGTTCTGTTTGCTGTTGGATCAACAACTTCTAATCTTGTATCAAATCCATCTGTAGTAGAGCCTTCAAAGTTTATGTAAGCGTTTTTACGAAGCATAATAAAACTATTATCTTCCATTGTAAGATTAGTAGTAAGGCTTATGCCGTTTCCTGGATACCAGTTACTATCTATGTCGTCCCAAATCAAAGGTTGCATACTTCTGCTTGGTGCTATAGTTGCTGTATCAACATCTGTAAGGTCATTAATTTCTGTTGCGCCAGCGGCAGGTAATCCTGTAACAGTTGAACCTGTAAAGTCTACTGAACCTCCACTTACAAAATCAACTGCACCATACATTGTGGTTGCTACGCCGCTTTGGCTGTCTAGTGCAATGTGTGTGCTTTCTGCACCTGTTGTTTTACTTGACAGATACATTGTTTTATCTGCGTGACCTATAAAGGTTGCTGCTTCAACAATACCAAATGCACCATCACTAACTTTTACTCTACCTGAACCGTGTGGTGTAATATTAATATCATTATTAGTACCAGAAGACAAGTCTAAATTTGCTGATGCAACAATCTGTATAGGACCTGGACCAGTAGAGCCACCATTTGAAATAGTTAAGTAATTGTCACTTGCTGCCATCCAGTTTGTGCTAGATATAGTGCCTGTAACCTCGCCAGTAATTTTGCCATTCACACCATCTACTAACAATGTTGAATCATCAGCAAACACACTACCTTGTAAATCACCTACTGGTAAGTGCTGTTGTGCTGCTATTGCTGCGTCAACTTCTACTTTGGTATATGTTGTTGCTTGTGGTGCATATCCTGCTGTTGAATGATCACCCCAACCAAACGCTGTGTCCCAGTTTGCTTCATTAGTACCATCTGCATAACCTGCTGTGCTATGATCACCCCAACCAAACGCTGTGTCCCAGTTAGTTGCTTCTGTGCCTGATATATTTGCACTTGGGATAACGCCGTTTACACCATCTACAAGTAATGTTGAATCATCACCAAATACGCTACCTTGCAAATCTGTTACTGCTTGATCAACTGTAAAAATTATTTGGTCTGCGTCATCGTCTCTTGTAACTGTAACGTTAGTATGATTGTTGTGTACAAGCATTGGAGCAATAACGTCATCTGTATCAACTTCGTCTGCGCCGAGTAAAGCATATACTTCAGTAAAATTGTCATTAATTTTAGTAAAAGCAGTGCGTAAAGGATCTCCGTCGCCTTTATTTGGGCTTGTACCTAAATCAATTGTTTTTAGTGCCATTTGGATCTCCTTTTGCTACTTGTATTCTTAATTTGCCCGCAGTAGCTACTACTTGTCTAGTCTGTGGATTCTTAGTGTCTAAGGAAACTTTCGCACCTTTTGACACTAAGTTTTTTATATCTTTTTGATGCATTATAGTCTCCCTACAACAATTTCAATTACACCTTTATCTAAATCGTCTTTGTTTTCTAATGCTTTCCCTATTACTGTACCAATTTGTGGTAAAGATGATGCAATAGCATATCCTGGTATAGCACTTGTTACAAGCATGTCTCCTTTTTCAACTTTGCCTATAACCTTACATGGAACACGACCAGTAAGTGCTACTGCTGTAACATTTTCTGCTTCTAGATGGCTGTTCATTAGGTATGCAGGATTTGTAGAAACAACACCAGCAACCTTATTGCTTAACTTGTCTGTGCTTTGTGTAACTTCATTTTCTCCGCCAAACACAAGCACTGTACCAGGTTCATAATCTGCATCGGCAACATAGTTTTCTGCCAAGTCAGCATAGTAAGCTTCTGTTGCTGTACCTCTAAATAGTGTAGCATAAACATCTTTATACTTGTATGTTGCACTACCAATATCATAAGTGTTGTCAGTGTCAGGTACAATTCTTGCGCTATCAACTATAATAGGTAGTACGGAACTGCTAGTTGCAGAGTCTGCAACAACAATACCAACTTGACCTCCAACAGTTACACCAGTATTTGCACCAATAGCAAGTCCTGTTGATGCAGGACCTTTTTCACCAGGTGCTTCTATGAATGAACTGTAAATCCAATCAACTGCTAATACTTTTTCGCCATTGAAGTTTGAAAGTCCTTGTAGTGTACTTTCAGTAACGCCAGTGCCGCTTATATTCACACTACCTGCTATGCTGATATCTGGATATGTAGGTGCTACATATCCTGGATCACTTGGATTTCCGCCAGTACCAGCACTACCACCTGCTGCACGGAGTATTTCACCTTGTGATGGAGTTTTGAGTACAACTGTAGTCCCGTCTAGTGATAAAACTTCATAAGTGCTGTCACCGCCTAGTATAAGTGAGTTAGCCTGAACACTACCGTTAGCGTCTGTTTTAACAATTGAATTAACTTCTCCTGAAATAGTTACATTGGATATACCGTATGTACTTTCACCTGTTTTGATAAGAGCTTCACCAGGATCTTCTGAATCGAGAACCTCTACTATAAAGTCTTCATCAGCTAAGCCACCGCCTTCTGAAATTACTGTGCTAAACGGAATTTGATCTATATCATTATCTGAACTATCACCTGCATAGTTACCTAGCACAGTCCCGTCATTAATTCTTTGAATTTTCTGTAAAGGCATTTGGCCGTTGGCAATAGTTACAAAGCCATTAGTAGTAGTAAATAATGCGTCATCAAATGCTGCTACTCCAAGATCATTTTGTGTAATGCCAGTAGCATCTGCTCTCGTTGTTGCTGCATTCAAATTAAGTTTAGTTTGTGATATATTAGCTGCGCCGAATACATCGTCGTTAACAATTGCATTTGGCTTGAGTTGTAAGTTTATAGTAGTAAAGCGATCAGTTACAACTCCGCCAACTTCAGTAACTTCTTTGTTGGTAAGTATTTCAATATCTGATGATGCACTTAACACACCATTTACCCATTCATCAACTGGTCCGTCAACAACAAGACCTTCTGCCCCGCCTGCAACAACTAACACATCTGGATCAGCTGATATACCTACAGGTTTGCCATCACTTATTTCACCAGTTAATGGTGTATAGGTTATTTCTACAAGATCGCCTTCATATCCAGTTACATCTTGGACGTCTACAATTTGTCCTGTAGCACCAGTAATTGTTCCAGTAAAGTTGTCTCCTCTACTAAAAGGTCCTGATACAACAGAAGATCCTAATACAAATATTTTTTTGTATTCTGTTGAAACAAGCAATTGATCTTGATCAAAACTTTGATACTGCAAACTACGCAAGTCTTTAATTTCGTCCTGAACACCTCTGCCTTCGTCAACATAATTTTTAGTTGCAGCATCTGATGAACTATCAGGCTCTTTTATGTTTGTAATAGTATTGCCTGCTGCGTTTAAATCATCTGTCATAGGAACAGCACCGTTAGGAGCAAGTACACCTGGACCTAATTTGTTAGCAACTGGTGTACCGTTTACATCGTAACCTAGTCGTCTGTTTACATAACCACGCACAGCAAGTTCAGTTGGAACTGTGTCAGCTGCGTTATCTGTCATTGCAGTATCAGTTGAGAATTCAGTGACAACAACACCACGCTTAAATCCTAGACCGTCAACATCTGAAAGTGCTAGTGATGCACTAAATGTAACTGTACCAGTACCTTGGTCAACGCTAAAGAATCTACCAACTCTAAAGATACCGTTTTGGTCTGTTGAAACATAGAACACACGCCCCTTACCACGTTCGTCAACTTCTTTAGCCTGATCTTTTTCCGAAGGCTCACCAAAAATGACAGTTGGATAGTTTGATTCGTTAAATCCGCCTGAACCAACATCTAAGAAGTCATGTGATGTAGCACGACATGTTGATATGTTTACAGTTACAGTGCCTGTTGCTCCTGCTTGTAGGCCACATCTTAACGTAACAAGTTCTGATCCTAAAACTACAGGTGTCCCTAAACCATCTGCGAGTGTAGGACCTGGTTGAACAAAGTCTTCTAAGTTAACACTGTCTATAGCAACAATATCAACTATACCGTATTCGTTATCTTCTGCAACCGGAACTATTGTGTCAGTTTCGTCTACACCTCTATAGTTGAATACATAAAACTTTTTACCTTCCCATACAACTATAGGTGCTTCAGTTAGTGTATCTGCTGTCCAGCCCACAGGTCTGTTTGATTCTGGAGTTCTTGCGTTATTATTTAAACGGAATACTTCGTTGCTGTCAACTGTTGACTGCACAGCAATTACTGTGTCGCCTATAGTTCCGCCTTTTGTAGTTCCTGTCCCTGCTAGAGGTACTTCTTGTGCTTTTGCAGTATTGATAATTAATCTAATGTAATCATAAGTTGAATCAAATCCTGATTGTAGCTCGTCATTTTCTAGTTCATTACCTAGACTGTCCGAAGTTAAGAAGCTAATTGATCTATAAACAAAATCTGGATTTTCGTCAAATATAACAGCAGTTGATGGTCTAATAGTAAGCACATCTGGTCTAGCAAAATCTGATATAATATGGGTTTGGTTTCTTCTATAGTTAATTCTTTCACCAAAGCCTACATCTTCAAGTAGTCCACTTGTACTAAACTGGCTGTCGCTTGTTGAAAAGTTAAGTTTTAAAACTCTACCATCAAACATAGGAGTGTTAGAATCTACAAATGGTGAACCAGTAATATTTACAGCAGTTACTACGCCCCCGTCAACTTCTGTAACAGTAATGTAAGCATCATTGTCTGTAGTTCCGCCTGCTAGTTCTACACCACTAACTGTAAAATTATCTCCTACTTCATAATTTGCGCCGCCATTCACTATTTCTAGTTGATAACCATATCTTATAGTTCTATTGATATTAAAAATTATACCTGATGCAAGTGGATTGTTTGTGTTCTCAGATGCGAATGGAATTTCTGTACCAATATTTTTATGTGATGCAAACGTAACACCTGTAGGAGCAACGTTTGCAACTTCGTACCTTGCAAATGCAGGAACAGAAGGTTGCCATATATCAAACTCTGATCTATTTGAAGGATTTACCTTGAAGTCATATGCATACAAGAACAAAGATAATCTATTATTACCATATCCTGTGTTGTCAACCCTAACTGGTACACTTCCTGCACCTAATGCAGTTACAGTAGAATCTCCTGTTATAGGTCCTGTTATTTGTAATTCATTTGTTGTATCAAATGCACCATTAGTATTTTTCAAATAAATGGTCCTATCGCCCGATGGTGAAACAACACTATCATCTAATTGACTTGTGTTCACAGCTACAACACCTGTTGCCCCTGTGATGTTTTGTGTTATTTCGTCGCCTGCTTGTAATATTACAGGATTTGTAAGTTCTAGAATAACGTCAGCATCAAAAGTTTTGGCAGGCTCTACCATGTCTTGCGCAAGTTGAATTGCGTCAGGTATTTCGTTAGGATCAGAGCCTTCTGCAACAAGTCCATATTCACCATAGCACGATGATCCTGTTAGCGATCTAATTTCTGAACCATTCTTTGAATAGTAACTACTCCAGCAATAGTATGTAAACATAGATACCATTTCTGATAATGCACCGTTGACACAAACAAGTCCATAACCTTTGTCGTTGATTTGTGTAAAGTCGTTGCCTAGCATTGATCTATTACCAGCTGTTTGAAGGGTTATTCCAATTGGACTAGATAAATCATCTAAATCTACTCCGCTTGCTAGTTCGCTAGTAAGCCCTGTAAATCCTGCACCATCGTTACTGTCAGGTGATAATATTATTTCAGCAGTACCAAATTCTTTGTCATATCGTGTAACAGCATTAACTTGGAAACGTCTTCCATCTATGTAAAACACACTAGGTGTTTCGGGTCTACGTACAAATAATCCTTGGGGCTCTGTTTGGCTTCCTAAACTTTGTACACTTAATCTAAATGCATTACCGTCGACACGCTCTGTGACTTGTATTGCAGAGTTACCTACGAAGGCGTCAACTAATAAACCTCCTCTAAACACTTGCTTGTTATCTGATTTTGCAAAACCTGTACCAGTCTGACAATATGGAGATTTAGTTAGAACTTGTCCTTCTGGATCAAGCACCATTTGGAAACCGCCGTGTCCTTGTCCTGTAATGTTACGTAGTATAGTTGCATCGTTCATTAAGAACACATCCATTTCGTCATTACGCAATGGAGGATTATATTCCGAGTTAAATGCAAACACGACTGTTTCTATTAGATTGTTGACAACAGTTGATGGACCGTCTATCTGTCTCCAATATAAATTAATTTCTGATGCATCAAATGTTGTACCTGACACATGTTCTATTGTTGGTGTATAGTAGCGATCCTCACTTTGTATATTTTCTTTAATAATATTGCCCAAGCGATAAATCTTTCCGCTTTCCCAACCGGTAGGATCTCCGTCGCCGTTGAAATTGTCAAACTCGTAATCAAGATTGACTCCAGGATCTGGTGCAGCACCGCTTGGTCCATATAATGGTGCAGGCGATATACCTCTAATAATGTCAGCAGCAAGTGTGTAAATATGTCTTATGCCCGCGACAGTTTCTGTTTCTGTACCGGATTCTACTGCACCTGCATAGTATTGTCCTTGTGCTTCTAAAGCAAATTCATTTCCGCCGTTGCGTAAATCATTTACTAGTGCATCGACAATTAATCCTGCATCTCTAAAACACTTGGCTCTCGAATATCCAGCAGATCCAATAAGAGCAGAATACGTTGTTTCTACGTAGTTAACAACTTGCTCTTGTATAAATTCTTTATTGTCTATTAAACTAAGTGCAGCAGTATTCCAAGTTCCTACATTCTCATATCCAGCACCTATGTTTTTTAATTGATCAGGTTTTAGCAAGTAATGATTTCCGAAGTAGCCGTCCACTTCCCCCGACAAAGGATTGATATACTGCACACCATTTGGAACTGTGAGTACAGTAAAATTATATTGTGCAGCGCCGCCTTCGCCTAGGGCATTGTCTTGTACACTTATTATTTCGTTTGCCTGGAAATCCTTACCTGGATTGATTACTGTAATATCTGTTACGCTGCCGCCTGCACCTACTGTGATTTCAAAAACAGCATCACTACCACTTTTATTTGTGAAATAATCTACATCGGTGATAGTATAAGTACCAGGCACTCGTAAAGCGTCAGTGCTTGCATCAAAATCAATTGTTTCAATTCCGGTTTTACCTAAAATTAAGCCATCAAATTCAGCATCTCTATAGAAGAATAAATTTGCCCAACGTGATTGAGAAACTCTATTTTTTGGACGTACAATAACTCGTCTAAACTCGTCACCTTTAATTGAAACATTTGGCGGCACACGAATAGGCAAATCTTCTTCATATATGCCCGATTCAATGCGTATTGATATTTGTGTTTGGTTTACAATATTACCGTATTCTAATTCTTCACCGTTCTCAAATTCAATTGGTTCTAACAACTGGACTTCTATCTCGTCTGTTTCTATTACTGAAACAGGTCTAGCACCCGACTCGTGTTTGTAATCTATAATACGTCCTATAGCACCAGAACTTTTACCTCTAACTACCTTACCAGGAATAATATCTGTATTTTCGGGATTGGCTTGATCAATGAATCCGAAATTACCGTTACCTACATTAATTTTGTATGTTGTTTGTCCGTCAACAATTGTTGGAGCATCTAGTGGACCATCATCGATAACCTGTAAAACAATATCAAATTTTGCTTCTATTGCATTATCTGCCTGTGCGTCAGGAGTTTTTGTTAGATCAATAGTTTGTAAAACTCTATCTTGATAAGTTGTAGGTACAGCAGTATTGGTTAGAATGTAATCTCTTACAAGCACCTTTGCATATTCTATGCCTGCAACTGTGTATGCTTTTTGCGAACCTATTGCCTTTTGTGCACTTACATTAGAATAGTATCTTAAACCTGCATAGCGTGATAGATAGTTTGCGTTATTTCCTAACATTGCATCTAGTGATACAGAGTCTAAGATTAAACCTACATCTCTTTGGCATGTTTCTTGATTGTACTGATCTGCAAACTGCGGATATGTATAATTGATATATCCTATAACTTCTTTAGCAACAAATTCTTTGTTAGCAACAATTAAAGATCTAGCATCATTTCGTCCTGCAATTGGACTTGTAATACCCGAAGTAATAACTGTGCCATATCCTTCTCCGTTATTGTAAGTCATAGTTTGCATATACGGACCAGGTTCTTTTGGCGCAGCAATCATAATTTCTTCTGCTTTGCGAGCAGCAGCATTTATTGACTTATAGGCATAAGCAGGATTTCTACCTTCTTTTCCAACTGGTGTATAAGTTTGTCTATCATCACCAGATGCTTCTGACACAAATATGTTTACCTTACTGGTTGCAGCATTACTATCTACATATAATTTTGTTGCAGCTTGTAAATCGTCAGGGCCAAATGGCAAACCTGTTCCAGCAAGCTCTCCTGGATGATCAAATAAGTTTAAGGCGCCTGTCATTGTGTCGCCTTGACGTCTTACAATACTCTTGCGAGGTAAAGCAACGTTGTCGAGCCAATTGCCTTCTAGATCGTCATCATATGCAGCATCAGTAAGAGTGCTTACACCTGTGCCGCCACTAGGTAAAATACGTGCGTTTAGATTGACTGCGTCTTGTTCTGAAGCATACAATCCTATATCTGTATTTGATGCAATACCTATGTAATAGGTTGTGCCCGAAACAAGGTTGATTGGGTCGTCGCCTGTAGTATTATAAACAAATGGAGCTCCATTAAATGCTGTAGTCAGTCCATGTCCTTCCTGGACTCTAAAGTAACCTGATACAAAAGAGCTTGCTGTAATTGTATATTCGTCTGTATTTAGAGGTTCATCACCTAGTCTTAATCCGCCGCCTGCAACATCTTTTTGCTGATAGTTTCTGTCAGCATATGATTTATTAATAACAAGTGAACCGATTTCTAAGTCTGTGCCGTGCACATCATTAAAATAGTTTATTGCATCCTGACTTACTGTAACATTGGCAATAGGTTGAGTTGCAGCATCTAATGGACCACTAAGTGTTGGAGCAGGGTCGTTTGATACTTTAGAAACAAGTTGTTTAAGAATAACCTTTCCGTCGACAGTAAAATCAAAACCTATAGTATCTGCATTAGAATCATTAAGAGCACTATCAGATGCAAATTCTAACAAGTTTAATCCGCTGCCATCTGAACGAACTACAGGTATTTTGTTTTCGTTACCTTCATAACTATTTGGTGTATCGCTTAGATCAGTAAATGATATTTGTCCACCTATACCAAAAACTGCATAAAGTTCTGAAAAGTTTTCGTTAACTTTACGAAACGATTCGCGAATACTATCGCCTGTGCCGTCGTTACCTTCTACACCAATGTCAATTTGTTGCTTTGCCATTTGCTAATGCTCCGTTATATTGCTGGACTTGCAAGATTGTCCATATCAAAATTTACGCTAACACCACAACCACAAGCTGATTGGGCATTAGGATTTCTTATTTCAAAAGTTGAACCTACTAAACTGCGTGTGTAGTCAACTGTTGTTCCTATCAAAAACATAAGTGAGTGTTTACGTATAACAAAACTACAATTATTGTCTGTTTTGATAACTTCGTCGCCTTCTTCAAGTTCTGTAGGAGACTTCATAGTTCCCCATTCATACTCAAACCCTGCACATCCTCCGCCTTTGATATCTAATGTAATTGCATAGCACTCATTTTCTTCACATAGTGTGTCAATTTGTGCTTTTGCGGCGTCAGTCAAGGTGCAGATACTCATATTTTTCCTTTCGTTAATACTATTTATGAAATAATTTTATAATCTTAATGTAAATATAATTATGTATTTGAAAGAATATAAAAAGCAAACACGGCACGTTAGAACTAGCAAAACGGGCAAGGAACACACCTACAAGCGTGAATTAACTATTTGCGTATTTCGTTGTGACAGTTGTGATATAGAGTT